ACTTCGCTTCCCGGGCGCGTTCGATCGCCTGCGCCACCAGGTGCTGGTTCAACTTGCTGAACCGATCGTGGAACCCCTGCTGCTGGGCCTGCGGGGCGCGGATCAGCCCCGGGAATGCCCGACACAGTGCCTGCCAGTTTTCGCCCCAGGTTGGAGCTTCAGAATGGAATGTCACTGGGGTCGCTCCCTTCCTTGAATCCCTCAGGCGCGCGCGCCGCGCGGATTGACTTGAAATTCAGGTACTTGCCGCGCTTCGTGATGCCGCAGACCTCGATCCAGTCCCCCTTTTTGGCCGGGTAGGACCAGGTGCCGAACATGCTGAAGTTCACGAACAGGCCGCCGGACTCCAGCACCAGCGTCACGCGGGGGCTAGCGCCCCCCATCACCTGATCGAGGCTGCTGATGCGTCCGTAGCAGTCCTCACAATGAATCGCTGTGGGGCTGCTCGGGCGCGGGCCCAGCACCTTGAAAATGGGTTTCGGAATTCCTTGAACCACGGGGATCGGGCCGTCCCAGTCCAGGGGAAGGTTCGCCTCCTCACTGGACGGGACAGCCACGGAAACGGGGGGCTGGGGGGGCTGGAGCGGCTGCGGGGGCGGGGTGAGGGAAGCACCCCGCCCTACCGCAGTTTCTCCGTCGTCGTCAACTCCAGCAGGCACGGCAGCCATCGCCGCCAGGGCGCATCGCCTGGCATAGGTGGTAGCACTGACGATGCCCTGGGCATCATGCTTGCTGGGGGGAATATGCAGCGTCGATTCGATCCATTCGCCCGAATCGGCATGCATCAGCCTAGTGGTCAGTGACACCACCCCATCGCAGTACCCGGGCGCTTGCACGATGGATATCCCGTACTTAGACAGGGCTGGCCGACAGGCTTCGTCCACCGATTGAAGGTCGGCGTACTTCGATCTGAAATGGGGGTTCAGCGCATCCTTGACTGCGATGCCAATTTCACGCTGAGCCGCTGCCAGGGCTTTCGCTAGCGCCCCCGTTGTCTCGCTGTGCTGGATGCTCATGCCCCCACCTCCCCGTACTGCCACCCCGTCTGGGGGTCGATATCGGACAGGGGAAAACCATCGTCAGCCAATTCAGATTGTTCGTCCATTCCGTTTCCTTTTCTGGCCGGGGTTATTCCCGGCATGCGTTTCATATCGGCGTTCTGTGGACCTGTCTATAGGTCCGCGCCACCTTTATCGTGAAACGGCACGATTCTGTTCAGCGCCTGCCGTCGGCGTTCGCAGCCACCGCACGGGGTAAACCCCAGCGCCTTCGTGACCTTCGCCACGGCATCCCCTAGCCCAGCCATCGGTTCGATCACCTTGATCAGGTCACCGATGACAGGCCTGCCGTCGATGACGTCCACTCGGTAGATGTCCTGGCGACCATCGGGCTGCTCTAGTGTGTACGTCCTCAGCATAGACCGGGCCTCTTCCGGAACGTGATCGAGCCTGACGCAGTGCGCCACTGGCACTGACCGGGAACGGTCAGGAAGTCCAGCCAATAGATCTCATCCGCGTCCATATCCTCCAGGCAGCATCCGTCGCCGCAGCTACGGAACCTAACGCCTAGGTAAATGGTGGATGACACTAGAAACGTTCCCGGGCATTCAGCAGAAAACACGGTCGCGCCCATCGTGATCGCCGCGACCATATCCCAGGTCTGGGTCGTGATCGGGTCGCAGGGGTCAAATATGTCAGCCAGGACTAGGTTGCATCCGACCTTGATGGCTGCAACGTCTGGCGGAAGAAACGTGCTGGCCCCTGCGTTAACGGGGCAGCATCCACCACCGATCCCGGTTACTTCCGTCAGACTCCAACTGCCGCCAGGCAGGTTGGGATCGGACAGCGGGAAATGACTTCCACCGTTCAGCCTGGGGATCGGCGCGACCGGATCACACGTGGGTGGCAGCCAGTCCGTCCTGAACGTGGCTTCGCAATTGATGGTCTGTTCACCGCAGGGCAGTTTGAGCTGCAGATCGAATTCGCAGATCAGATCCTTACAGCACGTCGGGTCTTCCGGCCAACTGTGGTTGCATCGGCACTCGGGCGCGCAGCGCCCGTTTTCCTTGCACCAGTCGATGCATTCAAACGTCCCCACGTCGGCGTTGCTGCATTCAACGATGTCCTGAATGTGAAACGGTTTCTGGTATGCAGGTCCATACCCAGTTCCGCGGGACTTCCATCGACCCATATCCGCGAAATAGCGCAGCGTCCCGGCACCAGTCAGGTACCAGTGCTGCCCGGTCCCGTCGGCGCATCCGGTCAGATTGTTCGGGCTGGTTCCCCACTTCGCCAGCAGTTTCTGGATCAGGGTCGCGCCGCGCACCTCGAAACCCAGCACCGCAGCCCAGCACAGCGCTAGATCCTTATTGAAAATGGGGTAGACCAGTTCGCAGTACCCGTTCGTGGGATCGTTGACCGCGAAAATGGGAACGCTGTAGTTATTCGGGAAAACAGGGGTCGGGGGCAGCCCAGGCGCTGGGGCTGGGTACGGGTACTGTTGTGGATCGGGGAACCCACAGAACGCGTCATTCGTCGCCGGGTCGATCGCCTGCGTGCTGCCAACGTAGGACAGCGTCAGACCTGTCACGCCGTTGGTCCACTCGATCTGGCTATTAACGAATACGCCAGTTCGGTACTGCGCGTACCAGCAGCCACCTTCGCAGGTATCGCCATCAAAGCAGTAGACGGGGTAGTCAGCGCAGCACTGCGCTGGTTCTACCCCGTCACAGCAACAAACCCGCTGGTTATGCATCAGAATTTCTTCGACTTCGCAACGTAATACCCCGCGATGACACCAGCCAGTCCCAGCATCAGACCGAACCAAATTCCGCCTACGAAACTTGCCATATCACGTTCCTTTCTTAGTCCGGCTCGGGGTGCGAATTGGCGCTGCGCGCCGGAACGCAGCATCAAACGTCGGGTCGGCCCGGCGCAGCTCGGCCACCGCCGCTACTGCCTGCTCGGGCGTCAAGTCGATCAGGCTGGCCGTCAGTTCAGCCGCTCGGCGCTCGGTGGGCGTCACGATGCCCAGAACGCCCTTGATGAACTTGCCCAGCCCCGTATGCCAGATCAGGAAACCCACGCCCAGAATCGCCAGTGCGATGCATACCCAGACCAGCGGCGCTACCCACCAGGGAACCTGGTCCTCGACTCCAGTGAGCGCTAGGTAGATGGTGTCCACAGCCGACAGGATACGGTCCTGCTCGATCCTGCCCTCTACCGCTTCGCCCTTAATCACCGGGAGACTGGGGGTGGGCGCATCAGCCTCAGTAGCGATGCGATCGAACCGCTGGCCGCTCGAATGCGCCAGCCTGCGTACCTGGTTGCTGCTGCTGGCGATCTGGCTGCTCGGGCCTTTGCAACCGAACCAGACGCTAGCCACGACGGCCAGACATATCAGGTGTCTTCCCACTGCACTTCCTCCATCGCATCGCACCGCTCAGACACGGTGCCGGGTCCATTGAATGCGGCAAACAATTCGCTAGCCAGGCTATGGAATCGATCCCGCCGCACCGTGATGTCAGCCACGACGGGCGCACTCGGCACAATTCCTAGCGCTGCGTTTCGCTGCGTGTGTTCGGGTGCCACCGACAGGATCGACTCCGTGCAGGCCGTGCGCAGCCGTTCCAGCTGCTGCGCGTAGACCAGGTCGACAGTTCTAGTGTCTTCAACCGTCACGCTGCCGTCTGGATGATGTAGGTACGTTTTTGGCATGTCAGTACGCAGAGATGAGTGCAACGAACTGGAGCGCCGTTCCTTCGTTGTATCGGAATGTCGTTGGGGCAGGATTGGCGAGATCGTGGGAGCCGATGTCCGCGTAGAGCCCGGTTACGCAGTCGTTGGCCGCGGTGTCGAACACGCCTAGCGGACTAGACGCCCGCGCACTAATCCGGCCAAACGATCCTGTCGCCGTCGAATAGATAACGGCCACCCAATACAGACCGGGCGCAAGCGTCACCAGCGGCGTTCCCGTGGCCGCGTTGTAACCGTAGCCGCCGCCAGTAGCGATCGCCGCGCTGGCGTACAGACGGGTACTAGGTCTTCCGTCGGTTCCGTCGGGCTTGTAAATGGCAAACTTGACATTGCCGCCAGTAGTCCCGTACGTCTGGCTGGCAACGGTCTTGATATCGACCTTATGCGGTATGTAGTAAAGGCTGTAATAGGCTCGATTAGCCGTCGGAGTCCCTCCGCCAGCGCACGATTGCGCATTCAACGGCATCGAATAGATCCGTGCGGTCGATCCCGTAGACGCGTCGATGCCGTCGGCAGGCAGCCTGGGGCAGTGAAAAGACTTGTCTACCCAGACGTTTCCGATGGCGTCGCCATATTGCAGGACTAACCCAGCAGTTCCGCCATCCGGTACACGCGACCAGCGGAACACGACGCTTCCCGCGGAATCCTCAGCGTAGATATTGCCGTCATCAGTATTGATAGCCAGTTCACCTGCTGACAGTTCCCCCGTTGACGGGGCAACCCCTGAGACGTCTGACCGCTTGTGTCGGATGATGTCAGCCATTAGGACCCCCCATATACGCCACCATCAATGGTCTGCACGAATGACCCGCCAGTAGGGCATTCCCCGTCCCAGGGGTTAGATCGGCTGAAAACCAGAACCTGACCACCCGTGCTGTGCTTCATGTAGAACGTGATGACCAGCGTGCCAGTCGGTATCGGGAGCATGCTGAATCCCAGCCCATTCGCGCGGGTCGCATTGATGCCGCCAGCCGTTGACGCAGTGTTCTCGAATTCCGCAAGGTTGTATGCCGTTTCCGCATTGAATGTGCTGCCCGTCGGGGAGGTCGCCCCGGCCAACTGATCCTGCGGCAGGACGGACTGGACCGTATACACCCACCGATTCGATGCCCCGCCGATGAGGCTGCTCGATGTCACCTTCGTCAGCAGTCCGGTCAGGCGCGAATCATCCTGCCCGTTCACCAATTCGTTCAACCGCACCGAATTGGCGTAGACGAATCGCCCAGCCTCCACCATCCGGTTCAGGCTGGTGGAGTCGATGCCGTTGAAACCGTATAGGAAGGGTTCGGAGAACATTACCAGGTGGGTGCTGGGGTGACGAACAGGGCTTCGATGCCAGGGGGCAGCACGTTCATCGTGCCATCGAATGCGACCTTGCCGACGTAAGGCTGCCTCCAGATCACCTTCGATGTACCGCGCTGCGCGATCGGGGTAGATGGCGATGCACCGACGTTGAATGACGTGTCTAGCTGCGGTTCTCCAGTCTGCAGCCTGATCATCACCTGCTCTAGGTGGTACCAGGGGTCGAAGATGAACGTATGCACAAACGCCGATACCTGCTCAGTGATCTGACGCTGCTCGGCAGCGGCGAACAGGAACCTCCCAGCATCACCGACCTCCAGCCAGTCGCCATCATTCCGCTTCCCGACGTTCCCGATGAACTGACTCATCGGCAGGCCAGCGGTGTATCCGATGTCATCAGCCGGACGATGGACGGGGAATTCCACGGTGTAGATCGTCTGGGGAATATTCAGCGTAAACGGGTTGCCACTTATGTTGTAGATGGTGCCAGTGATGAATGGCGTCGTGTTCCAGGGGTCAACGTCACCGAACGTCGGGAAGGCGGTTGGCGACATCCACGCCTGCACGGACCGCAGGCGGGTCTGCTGGGTGATTTTCGTGCCGCGGTACGCCTGCCCAGCGATCAGTGGTGCCTTGCTGGTCTGCCTGACGATGTAGGTATTAGCCCTGTCGGCGTGCGGGGTAACCGTCAGATCGGAAACGATGAACTGCGCCTTCAGGGCGTCACTAGACCCCGCCGCGATGCGTTCCCCGACCTTTTCGATTTTGTTCCAGGGCGTGGTAGTGGCAGAACGCACCGACAGGTAGACGTTCCAGCTGCTTTCGGTGGTGCCGTTGTAAGCTGAATCATCGTTATAAACGAAAAACGTCCGGGTGAACGTGCTGGTGTCCATCTCTCGCGAGATGACTAGCGACTGATCCTTACCCTGCTCGATCACTTGCCAGGCCATTACGGGTTCCTCGTTTTCTGCTCGATGCTCTTCAGGACCATCAGCATCTGCTGGTTCAATTGATACAGCTGATCGGTCTGCCCCGTACCCAGCGCCAGTGCCGTATCGAATTCCAGCCGGGCCAGCTTCGCCTGGTCTTTGTCTGAGTAGATGCCCTGCCCGATGTCCTG